AGACGGAGGTACTCTTGATAATAAATAAGGTTAAATGGTTTCTGGTTTTTATGCTGGTTTGTTCGCCTGTTTGGGCTTGGGTTGATTGCGACAGCGTTGATGACAGAATAAATACCGGTACTCTTTCTACATCTATTGGGCCGGGGTCCACCTTCTCTATGTATGTTCTTGTAAGAAATGCAGGAGGTAGAATATTCTCTTTAGGAGGGACAGCGGCAGGATATTTAGTTCAAATAACTGCTACTAATACGTTCATACAGACTGCTACAGGAGATTCAAATATAAATTATACTGATATGGATGCTGGTGTTCATTTTTTTATTCTTGTGAAAAACGGAAACACTACGAGAGCATACATAGACAATGTTGATTCTGGTTCAGTGACAGCAAACGCAGGATTAAGAACGGCTAACCTTGCTGTTATTTGTGCGAGAGTAGAAAACAATGGTTATTCCTTTTATGGTGGTTCTGAAATCGGAGAGGTTGCTATATGGAATGATTACGCACTATCTCTTGAAGAAATAGAACAACTCTCTAACTCTAAAGTAAAAAGAATGCCTCTCCAAATTTCTCCGTCTAATTTACTTCTTTATTGGCCTCTTGATGAACAACCAGATGGAACAAGTTGGGATGATGATGTAGCAGTTGATTTAAGTCCTAACGGAAATAATGGCACAAGGGTTGACGGAGCAAACAACACAGGTCTTACAGCAGTAGCAGAAACAGTATTAAGCTATACACCATAATGACCCAACCCGTAACAAGGAGTAAAGATGTCTGTAAAAGAATCTTATAACGGAGAAGATCGTAGAGACAGCCGCACAGAGCGCACAGACGGATCAGCAAGACTGTTCGGAGGTGTCGTAACAATTATAATATTTCTTCTCCTGCAGGCCGGCGGTGCTATAGGCTGGATGGCTTCCCAGACAACCCGTATGGATTACATGGGTAAAGAGTTAGCAGATCTAAAGAATAAATTAGAGAGCTCTTTAGGAAACAGCTACACCTCCTCACAAGCAAGCGGCAGACAAGACTACGTCGATAAAAGAATTGATAATTTACAGAGTGTCATGGTCACCATGCAGAACAGTTACGAAGATTTAACAAGAAAAGTTTATATATTCCAAGACGTCTATAAAATTAAGTTAGACAAGCTTAAATAATTAACAAGGAGCGCACAATGAAACAAAACAACGCACTAACACTCTCAGCATGGACAACCGGCGCAGGTATTGCTATCGGCACTAATCTAGACTTCGCAGGAGTATGGGTCGGGACAGCTGCTACAACAGTTACACTCAAGATAGGTACAGCCAGCTTCCTAGTACTCTCCGGAGCTAATGCAGTCCTAGGCGGAGAACAAGTCATCGGCACAGTAGGCGCTCTAAATGGAACATCATCCGGCGGATCATTCGCCGTAATCTACCGTGCGAGATAGTACATGAGTCTGCTATTACTCTTTAATAACAATGAGCCTCGTGAATTCAGCTGGACAGAAATCAGCTGCGGCTTGGTTAATTGGTCTACCGTTAACTGCGATGGCCTGCACACTTGGAATTATTGGGCAGCAAGTACTTGGAATACAATTTCAGCTACTAACGCTACTTGGAATTTTATGGCAGGACTTATCGAATACACAGCAGCATCACACAGTACAACGACATGGGCAACGACATCATGTTAAGGAGATATAATGCCTAGTACATCACCTAATTTCAATCTCATCCTTGCTACAGGTACAGTTAATGTAGACGTCGCCGCGCACGTCTCCGGCCCGTTATCAACTATAGACTCAATCCTAGCTGTAGCACACACAGGCACAGGACAGCTTAAAGCCAGTCTATCTATACAGAATCCTATACTACAGACCCCAACACTATCCGGTACAATGTCAGGAGGTGTCGTCACTGCCTCCACAGGAAACTTCAGCGTGTTATTAGCAGCCGGAGGCACGGCGACACTTAATGCCCTGGCTATCGGCACCTACTCACTCCCAGCAGTCATAGGGGCATCCGGAGAAGTATTACTCGTACAAACAGGTAATGCAGTATGGCAGGCTAACGCTCCGGCAACAGGCGCTAACAACGCTCTCAGCAACCTAACCACAGTAGCCTTTAATACCTCTCTTAATACTTTTACAGGCGGGTTCGCTACCGTAGATAGGATTATATCTACCTCAGGAGCAATTACCGGCTTAACCACATTCCAAGCCTCAACAGGGACATTCGCAGGTAACTTGGCTGTAACAGGAACTGTAAACGCAAGCGCCATAAATGTAACCGGAGGCGCTATTACAGCTGCATCTATCTCCATCGGCACATACGCACTCCCTGCAACCATAGGCTCAACAGCACAGGTGTTAACAGTAACCTCCGGCCCCGCACTCTCATGGGCAGCACCCAGCTTAGTCCAGACGGCTGTGTATTTTAGAGCGTTTGCTACAGCTGCTGCCCCAACAACAGGCGCAAGAACCGTCGTCCTACGTACAGAAGTATTCGACTCAGCCTCTGTATTCAACACATCTTCGTATAGCCTTGAAGTCTCAGCATCCGGCCATTATCTTTTAGGTGGAGCAATGACTATTGTAGGCGAAGCGAATGTATCAGGTATCTTGCAAATATCAGGAGCTGGCGGTCCATACAGGCTCGGCTCTGCGCTCACACCCAGCGCACCAGCAGCCAACGGCAGTGTCCTCGTCGTAGCTACCTCAGGCGATGCTTACTTAATGGAATTACTATATGTAAATGGTTCAGGCGGTGTAAGCTACATCGAAGGATCAGGAATAACATACTTCTGGGGCATGAAAATCCCAGATGCGTAAAAGGAGATAATAATGGCATTTGACGGCATCGTATGGAATGAAGCCATACCGACAAATTCAGATTTAGCAGCAGAAATAGATGACTACATGCGTGACATGAAACTCGCTGTACGCTCCCGTATGGCATTAGAGCACGGCTGGGGATCTGCACAGACAGGTACAAATAACGCAGGCTTCCACACATTCATCACATTATCCGGCCAGACAGCTCAACCCGTTCTAACCTATGGCGGTGTATCCACACAGCTCGCTGTCATCTGGGTATCATCAGGGTCTAAATCTGTATTCATCAGCGACTCAGCCGGCAACGACTACGTCCTCATGGAATCAGGTAAAGGAATTAATTTCCAAGGCGGTGTCTACTCATCAACAGGCACTCAAGGAGATATGATTATAGGAACAACAGGCGGAACAATAAAAATACTTGCAGCATCAGCCCCGGGACTAGGCTTAATCACTAACACAAATACAGGTAACCCCACATGGGAACCTGTACTACGCCTATCCGCCGGAGGAACAATATCAGGAGCTATAGCAGTAATAGGTAATAATATCACACTCGGCGCCACTGTCACATTAACAGGCGGTTTACTAGGCGTCGCTTCTTCAGCCTCTAAAACAATGGCTAACGGAGAAACATTCGTAGTCACCGCCGGATACTATGTAACAGGAGTAACACGGGCACCTGACGGTTCAATCGAAGAAGTACACTATGCGAAATTATAGGAGATATTATGGCTAAACGTCATCAAGCATTTGAAATATTCGCTCCGGCACTAGGCATACGTGCCGACTTCCCGACAAACGAATTACCGCCCCGCGCCGTCTCTACCGGGCAGGATTTCCGTATTTATTACGGCTATCACCAGAAAGAGTACGGGACGAGTATGTACGCCACCGGTGTAGGTTCCGCTCTAGGCGCTCCTATTAATATGATCCAAGATGCTAAATATCCAACAGCAAGCGTACTCCAAGTATTAACGCACGCTAACGTATACCGCTATACCGCAGCAGGAGACACGTTCGTCTCCGACGGACAAATCTCCACCGGCACATACGCTGACTTCTGGTCTAGTGTTATACACAATGACGCTTTTATATACACTAATGGAATAGACCCCATGCAGATTAAAACCTCCGTCAGTGTTACCGGCACAAATATGGCTTCTGCTATCAGCCCAACTACCTACAAAGCATGGGCACTCGCCAGCTTACGTGACCATCTATGCCTTTACCACACCGTCGAGAATGGTGCAGAGCACTATAAACGTGTCCGTTGGACTAAGAAAGGCGCCCTAGTCTACTCAGCAGGTACAACAGATTTCGACTCAGGTACAGCCGGAGCTATTGATTTACAAGACGCTGAGGGAGCTATCCAGACAGCCGCACTCCTAGGTGCCGGCGCTGCTGTTTATGCTGAACGCTCCATCCACGTTCAGTTCTGGGTAGGCGGCGACGAGATATTCCGTTTCTCTAAAACAGTTCCCGGCATAGGCACTCCATCACGCAGAGGTGTAGTCAGCCACGGAGACGCTAACTTCTTACTCGGACATACTAACGTATACGCATACTACGGCGGAGATGACCTGCGCCCTATCGGTAATTCAATTAAGAGATTAATGTTTTCAGAAATTAATGACTCCGCTATAGCTAATTCTTATGTAGAGTTCGACGACCGTGAGAATGAAGTATTATTCCATATCCCGACAGGCACCAGTGAATTACCCGACACAACCTGGGTGTACCGTACACAAGACCAATCCTGGGCACGCTTAAAACGTAACTATACAGCTGGCGGACGTTTCTCACGTAAAACTGGTTTAACTATAGGAGAATTACAAGGCTCTATCGGACAGCAGACATGGAAATTTGGAGACGCGCAAATCAGTCTCGAAGCCTCAGTACGCCTCTACGGAGACCAGTCAGGACGAGTAGTTAAACATGACATCACCCGATACACCATATCAGAATCAGGCGCGGATGTTAATCAAAACTACGTCTTCGAAACACCGGACCATACAGGTACCCGCGCTAAAGATCCTGAGGATGGGAGTGTAGCTGAGTTCGTCACAACTGAACAACGCTGGCAGCGCCTGCAGATTGAAGCAACCGGCAGCGGATCAGCCGCCGTACTCTACTCAACTAACCACGGCCTTAACTTCACCGCTTTCGATGAGAGTCCGATTACTCTAGTTAACAGCGGAACAACGCACACATTAGATATGGAGGCAGTATCACCTATGATAAGATTCAAAGTAACCAGTACAGGCGCGAATGATCCTTTAGCTATCAGTTACTACAAAGTCGAGTTCCTGCCGGGGAGTGATACTTAATGGGCATTACATTACCTAATCCAGGCGAGGTTTCTATACCGGAACCGCCTATCAGTATAAAGCAGGTAAATTTAGAGTTATACGAATACCTTAAAGACTTTAAGAGGTCAATCAAGGTTATATCAGAACAAGCATTCTCAAACAGTTATCATATAGCGACGGCACTCAATCTCGGAACTTCCGGAACATTTGTAATATCTTCCGGAGGGTCTATAATAGTAACGAGTGGAGTTGTTATTACCGTTACCAGCTAGGAGGATAGGATGGGATTATTCAGCGGTAAATTAAAAGATGTCAGTACACTAAACCCGGAGCAGCAGAGATTACAGAAACTTCTGGGAGGTCAATTTGCTGATACTGTAGAACAAGGAGCACAAGGGAGCACGTTTCAAGGGCCGTTAACAGCTCCTCTAGGTGCTAATGAGCAGTCTAATATTAATTATTTCAGCCGACTGGACGCACTTAGTCAGGACTCTCTTTCATCACTCATCAATTTAGATGACAAGAAGTTTGATGAGCGCTTCCGCTCTGAAGTGGTAGACCCGACATTTAGAGACTTTAAGGAAAATGTATTACCTTCTATACAAGAATCTCTGCCTAGTTTTTCTACAGCTATCGGTAATGTAACAGCACGTGAAGCCGGTAATGTCAACGATCAATTATTAAAGACACGTTTTCAAGCCCGTGAAGCACATCGTGATCGTGCTCTGCAAGCCATCGGTGCCGCACAGAATCAAGTCAGGACAGCAGCCGGCGTCTTTGCTATACCCCGTGAGATACAGCAGGCTGGATTAGACAAAGAGTTAACTAATTTCTATAAAGGACAGGAGCAGTTTGCGGCTAGCCTTAATACTATGCTTGGTTTCTTAGGTTTACAGACTAAAGTGTTTGATAGGCAGCCATCGGGGCTTGATAAAATTAATACTGTACTTACTACATTAGATAGTGCTACAAGTCTAGCTGCTAATTTTACTCCTGCAGGACAAGTAGCTAAAGCAGCAGGCAGTGTAGCAGGCAGTGTAGCAGGCAGTACAGCGGACAAGTAATATATCATCTATTATTGGAGGTTAATCATGCCAGGAGCTCAAGTCTTACAGCGTCAAGTCGACCCTACTCTACAGGGAGCAATACAAACGAATCAGAATATACAGGATTCTATTTATAAAAAGCAAGCTGCTAAAATGGCTATCTCTGAATTACAACTCAAGGCTAAGAACTCTAAAAACGCAGCAGAGAAAGAAGTATTAACCCGTAAAGCAGCAGCTGCACAATACGTATCTGACCAGATAGCTAAAGGACAGCCGGCAGGACCGGTACTTAAGATAGCAGCTAATGTATGGGGAGCTGAAAATGTATTCGGCGGACTGGGAGAGGCTGGTAAGTCTGCAGAGGACTTTTATAAACAGCTTAATCCTAGCGCAGAAACACAGAGCGCGGCTGCATCAGCCAACCTTAAAAATACTCAAGCTGATCGTCTTAATGCTATGGATAACGGCATGGGCGGCGGAGGAGGTGTCGGCAGTAATGATTTTGTTACAACCAGTCTTAATTCACAAGGTCTGCCTATCCGGGAATCTCCGTCAGGTAAAGCTGCAGTAGCTAAACAGGAAACACTAGGACGTGAACAAGGTAAATTCGAAGCGTTAGCTGCGCCTATTCGTGCTTCCTATGAAGGCTTCTCATCAATGCTCGATGATGCAGTAGCTAATAGAATAGACATAGGCCTTGGGGATTCCGCCGCTGCGGCTTACATACAAGGAGGCTTAACCAGTATGATAGCTGAGACGGGTAAGATTCCCGAAGTACAGGCGTTTAAGAGAGTATCTGATTTAACAGCACTGCAGCTTGCTTCATTCTTTAACCGTGGACGCCCATCAGAAGTTGACGCTAAAGCTGCTAAAATAGCTCTCACAAGCATACTCTATCCGGAAGCAACGAATCGCTTACTCGATAAATTTATGCGTATTGCTCTATCGACCCCTGACTTACTTAGTCCGACAGTTACTCCCGAAAATCAACTATCCAGATTCGGAGGAGCTGTAGCTACATTTAATGAGAAAGTTATTGCTATAGATATGAAACTTGTTAAATTTATGAAAGACCGCGGAGAATCTGACCAAGACATTGAGGCCGCTTTAGAAGAACGGCATTCGAAAATAGATGTCAACGAATTCATCAAGGCTCCGGATCTTAATGCTATCAGCAAGTATAACAAGGCTTCCTTCGGGTCAAATGTACGTACCAATATCCGTAGCGCAGTTATGGGAGGAGGTCGGTAATGGCTGATGTAAAGGCAATATTAAAAGCGTTTGAAGCTAGTGAGAAGGCTAATAAATCCAAATCATCAGAAGCCTTAGCAGAATTCGAAGCTCGTGAGAATTTATCTCTGAATGACCAAAAGGCTAAACCTACCCGCGGAGATATTATCGGTGCACGCCGCGGAGCAATAGATCTTATGCGCTCCGACCGTACAGACGTATTCCCAGAGCTGATGAAAACCTTTAATGAGCCTTTTGATAACATAAAACAGCAGCAGGATCAAAGCTCTCTTAAGGCTATGGCTGGGTCTATGGGACAAAAAGCTAAGTTAGGCTTACAAGCTCTCGGTACTGCGACACAGCGTGAGTCAGCTGTAATTTCCAACCCTCTAACCGAGCTAGCCTTAGGTGAACGGGACCCTAAGAAATTAATACAATCTATCGGACAGGGGCTTTCGGGTGAGATGTTAGGTGAGCCTATGGATGTGCTTACTGCTCTAGGCATAGGGCCTAAGAAAGCTGTTGGATTCGGCTTAGCTCTCGAAGCCTTCCTCCCCGGCGTGAAACAAGGAACAGCTGTTATACGCGGTATACGCGGCCGTATTATGGATGTTGCTGAAAAGATGGGAGGTAAAGCCGGCGATAGTGCTGTGCGTTTCGCCCTCAGTAATTTACAGGGCAAAAAACCAGAAGTCGTTGCTTTCGCTATGGAGGATCGTTTCAACTTCTTTCAGGACAGATACATTAAGGTAGCTAAAGGCAGTAAAGCTCCTCTCGTCCCGCATGTCACAGCTAAGAATACAGTTACCAATTTAGCTAAAGATGTAGAAACACATATATACCGTACAGCTAACAAAGCGCACGATGACATTATTGAACGTATCTCAGTAAACCCCATCATGATCGACACAACAAGGACTGCTCGTATAGCTCAACGTCTCGACGAGTTAAAGGCTAATGACATCTTGACGGCTGACCAGAAGAATATGGTAGATGAAGCTATTAATTTTGTAACACGTAAGAATAGAGAAAATCCGCTCGATAAATTATTCTCAGCTCCTCTCGAACGTATTCCAGTCAATGTAAACGCTAAACGCCTCCTTACACTGCAGCGCAGTATGCGTAAAGAGGGCCGAGCTCCTGCTATACGTGAAGCTGTTAATATTCTAGGAGAAGAATTAGAGTCAAGTATCCCCGGCTTAAAAAGAGCTAACCGTCAATGGGCTGCATGGATCGACACCAGTGACCGTATGGAGCGTTCTCTTGGAGCTAAGATACGCGTAGGGCGGACTAACGAGATAAGCAGCCCGCATAATTTTATGAATTACTTCGACGATCAATCATTACAAACACGGGAAGACATACGTATTATCAACAGCCGTCTGCACTTCTTAACAAATAAAAAGACTGCAAATTATGTACTCGAGTCTAAAAGACTATCAGCAGCTAAAGAGTTTATATCCAGCACTCCATCATTCAAAGCTCTTACAGTAGGCGGTATAGCGACAGCTGCCGCAACAGCTGCTGTAGGTAATAGTGAAAACCAAGCAGCCCGTGCAAGTATACTCATCGGAGGAGCTATAACATCATTCACGCTAGGCACCCCAAGACGCTCTGCTGAAATAACGCGTTCATTATTCAAAACAGGAGAATTTTTACGAGGGCCCCGTGCTAAAGCAATAAAAGAGTTTATAGACCGTGGATTAATCAGCCCTACACTCGACACAGCTGTCTTACATCGTATGACCGGCCGTCGAGGGAATAAGAAAGAAGAATAATACAAGTTCAAGGAGACTGTACAATGCGATTAAATTTAATCACTAAACAAGGTAATGGTCTGGGTATGGCCACCCATCTATCCAGTGAAGGACATTCAGTATCCGTCTTTCATGCCAAGCCCTCAACTATCGGGCAAGGAATCCTAGAAGTAAACGTAGAAACTATCCCAGGCGTAGCAGACATCTACATCTATGATAACCCAGCCTTCGGTCAGCATGCCGATCATGCGCGGGAAGAGGGTGTACGTGTCCTAGGGGCATCCCGCTGGGCACAGATGGTTGAAGATGATGCCAGCTACCAGAACGAAATTATTAAATTAGTAGGCTGGGAAGCACCTAAATCTTTAAGCGGAGTAAATTTATACATCACCGGCTGGTTCAACGGAGCTAAGTTTGTATCATCATACGTATCCTTAGTCTATCGCCGCCTGATGTCTGGTGGAGCCGGTCCTGATATAGGCTGCATGGGTACTGTATCTAACTTTCATCAACCTACAGAGAAGATATATAACACCTTCCTTAAACCGCTGGAGAAGACACTAAGACGTGTTAATCACCGAGGCTGTATCCATATCCATTCAGTAGTCAATGGAGAAGAGCACGGAGTCAGCGGATTATCGACCAACTTCTCACACCCTTTAACGTATGCTCTACTAGAGAATGTAAATCTCCCTGTCTCTAATATATTACTACGCCTCTTTGATGAGACGTCTAAACCTATCCGTCCACTCGAACAATGGGCATCTGGAGTCGTCCTATCGGTCCCCCCATACCCTTACACAAACCCGCACAGCCCTGTAGACTTAAAAGGTCTTCGCCCATCTAATCTGAAACACATGTGGCTCTGTGATGCTCTTAAAGAGGATAACCTGTGGAAAACTACAGGAGAGACGGGGCTGATCGGTCTGGTTACAGCACGAGGAAGCAGTGTAGAAGAATCTACCAGACGTGCATACCGGACCATCAGCCAACTTGAAATCAAAGACCTGCAGTATCGTAGTGATGTAGGTCGTAACATTAACCCCATCTTGACTATTTTATCGAAGTCTGGATGGATAAAACGCTAGGAGGATGTAATGGATATAGCAGGAATTATGGTTTACTTCACAGCTAACTGGGAAGCCTTTGTTAAGATTATTCTACAAGTAATCGGTCTGGCTTCTATTGTAGTCAAACTAACACCAACCCTTAAGGATGATGATGTATTAAAGAATGTTGTACGCTTCCTCGGTAAATACATTGCATTAAACAGGAGCTCTAGTGATAGTACTACTACTGCAAATCCTTAAAGATCTCGGCAGTGTATTCAAACTGATAACATTTTTACTATCCCGGAAGAAGGAGAAGAATGATGCGAAGAGAAAAGATCTTGAAGAGCTCTCTATTCAAGCTGCAGACGCTCTTAAAAAACGCAGTGTTAGTGGGATTAATGCTGTCATTGACAAGCTGCACAGGACGTAAATTAATTATTCATCCCGTCCTTGACACAGACATCTACATACAGGATAATGGAGACATCTGCTTCTCCCCGGAGTATTTTAGAGATGTGCTGCAGGCTAAGATTGAGGCTAAGTAATTAGATACGTATAAGATTACCCGGATACTAGTACAGGAGCTATAATCAGACATCACCATGTCTAAAGCCTGTTTTAAATACCAGTATCCGGGTTTTCTTTTGTCTGCCTGAGCATTCTAAAATCAGCCGTCACCCAGTTAACTCTATCTTTACGCAGGCGTGTATCCGCCACCCAGTCGCAGTGATAGAACTCTAAAAACTGTACGTAATCATTCTTCTTATTCCTTCTTAGCCAGTGCCACTTATTTTCGGAAGCAATCCAGACTATGTATCCATCTACACATACAGTATTCATTCATACCTCCATGCGATTAAGAATAAGAGAGCCATCGTAAGTAATACTACGATGACCCCCCTACCCAGAAGCAGTAAAAGACTAGTGTGCATTACCAGTCTTCATCATTAACTTTCGTTAATTGCCCGAAGTGCCTGTAAACCCTCTTCCTGCACTCTCAGAGCATTTTCCTTAGTTGTGTTAGGTAGATGTGCTTCGAACACAACAGGACCTTCTTTAGGGCCGTGTATAGATAATACTGCGTGCACTGCCCAGCCTTTTTCTTCAGAACTCCTCTTATCTTTTTTAATGCGCCAAACCATATTACTCTCCTTTTTGTCGGTATGTTTTCATGTCCTCCCAGTTGTGCCCGACTTTTACATCAACTGGTATTGTTAGTGTACACTTATGAATCTTAATAGGACGTGTTAGATGTTTAACTAATTTAGCCGCGGTACTATCCAAATCACTCTCCATACACTGCACCACGATAGAGTCATGTACTTGAAGCAGTAATTCTACTCCATCATTATGTAAATCTATCAATGCCTGATTAACCAAGTCAGCTACAGTAGACTGCGGTATAAACGCTAATCCCTCTTTAAACACGGTCTCCCCCCAGCGATTAAAGAATACACGCTTACGCCCTAGAGGGGTAATTAGGAATCGTCTACTCATCAACTGCGCGCGTATACCCATCTGCCAGGTATGTATACCAGGATACGTAGCGAAGTATTGATTGAGCAGTACCTTAGCCTGCACCATAGATATATCTGCAGTCTTAGAGAATGTCCCCGGGCCCATGCCGTAATTAGAAGCATGTACTACTCTCTTAGCCAGCTGTCTCTGTTCATCACTCACCTCACTCTCCTTAACTTTAAATATATTCGCCGCGTTCTTCTTGTGTATATCACCGCCTTGCTCAAATACACGTATAAAATTAGGATCCTGCGATAAGTAAGCAACAACTCTAGCCTCAGCCTGCGAAAGGTCAGCGTTAATTAATACCTTGCCTTCATCCGCTAAGAATAATCTCTTGACATCTCCCGCAGGTATATTCTGTAAATTAGTCCCTGTACCATTATCTGTTGCACAGCTGGATAATCTCCCAGTTTCTGTTCCGCTGATTTTGTAATGGCATCGGATACGCTTATCCTTGTCCAGCTTAACCCTTAAATACGTTGATAGAATCTTATTACGCTCCCGTATAGCCAGTACAGTCTTTAATGCTTCAATTCCATGTGTCGAGTACAGCTTCACTAGAGCATCTTCATCAGCAGTTAGAGTAGCTGTGCCCGATCCCTTTCTCCTCTTCTTAATTGCCGGTAACTTTAATTCCTTATACACCCACTCCGTCATCTGTTTATGTGAGGCTATATTCAGCTCATGCCCTACCTGTTCAGTCAGAGTCTTTGTGAGGGCTCCAACCTCAGCTTCATAAACTCTAACCATAGATCGAACCATATCAGTATCAAACCTGACCCCGCGAAACTCCATATCCATAAGGGGAATAATGAGTCGGTGAACATACTCTCGGTAGAAATTGTCAAGACCAGCATCACGCAGCTCACTAAGAATACCATCCATGCACTCGTACGTAAGGCATGCATCAGTGGCATTGTATTCAAAGTACTCGTCCATTGAGTCTGTTCTAAGTTGGTGTTTATAGTAGGGGTGCTGTGTGTAAATGCTGACCAGAAATGCCAAGGCTTTCGGGAATTCTGCGTATAGTGTATGGAATCCCAGCATGGTATCGAACCAGTAATTCCGTACGTTGATTCCCATGGTACGTCTGAGCACTGTGAGGTCATAGGCTCCGTTGTGGGCAACTTTCTTAACTTTTTCGGATTCCAGTAATCCTCGTATGGCACTCCATAATTCAATTTCATCTTGCTCCATCCAGAGTGATCCTGATGCTCCGAACCAAAAGGGAAAACATACTGCCCGTCTGGATTCAGATGCAAAGGAGATACAGGTAATCTGCTCTGTTTCGACTTCGATGTCGAAGGTGACAATTTCAGCTTTTTTAAACTTTTCGATTTCATGTAAGGCCTCCTTTAGTTGACGAACAACAACCAGATTACGTTTATCCGGTGAGTACTCAGGGGCAGCTGACTCTTCTATGATTCTCTTAAAGTCAGAGATCATTGCAGATCGGTACTCCCATTTACTATATACGAATGCCGGGTGCAGACTAGGGATTACTTTACCCATAGGTGTATTGAGTACACTCCCTCTGCAGTCTAGTATCGAACCGGTTAACCCTAGTGTGAGCATAGCCTCAGGACCCATAGGTACGATGACGTTAGGGCCTACTCTAGCTATCTCTTCCTGCAGCCTAGCTCTCCCCACTACAAGCTCAGCACTTAATTTCTTCTTGTCGTAGAAATTTTTAAAGTTATTGCCAGCCGGACGAACCTTCATAACATAAGTAATATAAATTTCTTCCCGGGTTAATCCAACTTCATCCAGTACTCCATCCAGTAATCTTCCGCCCATACCTGAGAATGCTATACCCGTCTTGACTTCGTTATCCCCAGGAGCATCCCCTATAATCATAATCTTAGCACTCAGCGAACCTACGGCCGGCACTTCATTAACACTAAGCATCAAACTTCCCTTCGCTGATAACTTGGTTAAGATCAATAGGCTCTCCGTGCCCTACAATCCATAGAGACTTTACACCTTTACATAGAGGACAATCCGTAGCTATATTTCCAGAGTCGTCAGACAAGATGTCTATTACTTTAGGGAAGATTATACTATGCCCTACCGGTTCGAAGCAGGCTCTAAAAGATATTGACGGCATGGTTGCGTATACGTCAGAGATAACTTTATAGACATCACGTTTACAAGCATGACAGTAGCATACTGTTCCTGCGTAGGTTAGGATTTTACCGCTCGGGGATGAAGGCACAGTCTCAGCTTCTTCCCTCTCCTCCTTAGTGTGTACTGCGTTAGAGACATTCCCCGACGCCAACTTAGCCAAGATTAATCCTGACACAGTCATGCGTTTAGTAAAATCCTGCTCTAGTATAAGTATTAAATGCGCGCATACTTCTGCTAATTCATCTGCGGTTAATTTACTCTGCATCATTGTATTCTCCTAATCAAATTATACAGCTGTCCATCTAAGAGATCATTAGCGACACGCATAACTTCACGTATCTGGGCTATATTAACCTCCCTCTTCTTACCTTCCTGCTTACTCACTTCATTAGTAAACTGAGTTATATTTCTAAATCGTTTTGTCATCGCATTCTCCTTGTTTAGGTGTGTGTTTAGTTGAGAATTTAAGCGTGAATTTAGGTGAAGTGAAGGGGAGATTGCTCTCCCCCGCACACACCGCTCTTACTTGATTAAGTATCGGCCTACACGGTTAGACCAGTTACCGGAATCCTTAGGATACTCTTCCTTGATAACTTTAACCTGTATATCACAGCCTACTAATTCATCAGAATCCAAGTCAGCCCATGGACGACCGCATGCCTCTACGAATCCTCTTAATTTTCCCTGCTTCTCAGCCGGTGATACGACAAGAGAACTATCAAGCAGTGTTCCTGGATTAACTGCAGGTGTACCATTCTCCTTCAAACATGCTGATGGGTCTACATAACTTAGACGTACTTTCCAGCATATATTGCCTGTCGAAGCTGTAAATTCATCTACAGATTCCACACGCATCGTGTGTTCACCCGGTGCTACTACGTCAAAGGCTACTGAAGCCTCTGCATTAGGGTTAGCGTTTAATCTTGCCATTACTTACCTCCTGTTTGTTGGGCTTGTACGCCCGTGTTGTTTTGATTAATCTTAGCCAGTAATTCTGCGAAGTCTGGTTTCTCAACAGCAGCTATAACATTAGCCAGTGAGCTGGGTACCCTTACCTTAGCTTTCTGTCTACGGTCCCCTACAGTTAACATCTTATACACCTTAGCTCCAGTGACAGGATTCTTGTCAACGGACATATAGAATACTGCGTCGAACCATGCTCCGATTTCGTTCTTCATCGACCCCACCATTGAAGGTACGAAGAATATCTCTCCTGTGATGTCATCCTTAGTTGATTCTATTAATGCTGTGCAGACTACGTACGCAGCCAGTAATACAGATTGATTCACAACATCCTGCATCTTACTCTTAACGGACGCGTAAACTGGGAACCCGCCAGGTTTATCAATCGTATTATTAATCTTCTGCTCATGATCGAATAAGAAAGTAGATAAGAATGATACCGAGTCAATCGCTATCGTCTTGTACTTTTCAGTCCTGCCATCCGGCCATTTATACATAAGCCCAGTCTTTAACTCATCAAACTTCTTCTTGAAGTCTGCATAAGCATGAGGTTTATATCTGTCCTCATCCATACATAATCCAACTGTGATACCAGGCTCTCCGGCTAGAGTCAGATAACCCTTATCCATTGAGAATACATACACAGGTCTAGGCATGGTGCCTATAAAGTGAGTCTTACCACTACCCTCAGGACCTATCAGCAGTATCTTCTTGATGTCTGGTTTTACGTCGTGTAAGTCTAATTCTTGCATTATGCATCTACCTCCTTAAAGTCATCCGGTTCTAATATAAAGCATACATTAGATGCTCTTCCTACGATTGTCTTACGACCATTAGGTAATTTAATCTGTGAAAAGTCTCCGAAATTAGTTAACTCAACTAAATCTCCTACTTTTACACGTTCATAAATATTACGCGTTTGATCTTTTAACCATGGCCCTACTGTCAGTATTTCGAATACTGCAGCATCATCCACATCCTCCTGTTTAATGCCGTCGGGCAAAGCTAATCTAACTTCTACAGCCGCCCTTTGTTTATCGTACAGTTTAACTTCCATCCAATCATCTAACGGTTTCATTGTACTCCTCCATGCCTTACCTCCATGTTACTTTGTTTATAAATATCTTGACTTAGTGTGTACATGTGTGATAAAATATATCTTGCCGTCGGTGCAATATATATGTCGAAGCGTACTCCACGTATACGTCAATCATTCCTAGGATCCCATCTATTCTCCTCGTAATCCATCTCCTTAACCCGCTGCCTGATACCCGGGTCTTCCATACATATCTTCCTGTATGCGCACTCCCCGTAATATGTACACGCATCATAGTTAGCGTAATAGTTATCCTCCTCTAAAGCTAAGTCCATGCCCCGTTGTATACCATTAACCTCTCTGACATACTCCTCAACAGCTGCATCAGACCTGACAGCAAAGTCTCGTGCACAGGGGGTTAATCTTGACCTTGCTGAGCTCTCTAGTAATCCTTTAGCTACCAGCAGTGCGTCTACAATTAATCCTTGTACGTTATAACCAAGCTGCCTGGCTGCCCATACATAACCATCGAATTGTAAATTAGGTGTGTGCATCTTGAAGTAACTAGCACCCAGCTGACTTGTAGTCTTATGGTCCATGACCCACAGAACATCATCCCACTCTATAATCTTATCCAGCCTGCCGATTAGATTATTACCATTTTCCAGAGGAAGTGTAAATGCCTGCTCCGTCGCTATAGTAGTACA